AGCTGCTGTAGAAAAAGCATTACCAAAACTTACAGCAAGATTAAAAAGTTTAGTAAAAGACGGGGATAAGAAAAAAAGTTTAATGCAAGAAGCTAATGATCTTGCAGCAACAGCATCCGCTGGCGTAAAACTTGTTACAGGAGGGTTTACTAAACTAATTGCAGATGCTGCTGGAAAAGCGGCTCAAACCGATGAAGCTGTTTACATTAACATGCTTGAATCTGCAATGGTGTACGCAGTTGCTGAAATGATAGATGAAGGGTATGGCACCGCTAATTTGGTAAAAGAAGCTAAAGAGTTTAATTATACGCTTCTTGAAAGCGATGACCAAAGTGGTGGTTTAAAAATACCATTTGTTAGTGCTATCATGGATAAGATTGCTCACATGCCGCCTTTTAAATGGTTTCATGCTATTGAAGGTAAAGTTGCTGAGATTGCCAATAACAGTCTTGCTCGCTTAAGCGCAATCGTTGCAAAACTTGATGGTCCAGGTCCATTTAATTTTGAAATCATTGGAGGTTTAATTGGTATTGCTGCTGGGTATGCTGCAGAACAACTTGCAAAAGGTGCTGTATTTGGCGCAAACGGCGCAACTATTTTAGGATTTGCAATTCCAGGTGCTGGTATTCTTTACAAAGTTATTAAATATACAGGGTATGCACTTGCTATCTATGGAGTAATTAAAGAGGTAGTTGGGCAAGGCGATAAAGAGGAAGAAAATTCAGATGATTTTGAAGATACAAAATCTAACAAAGACAAGAAAGAAATAGAAAAGAAGTAACAACTTTTCAAACACATTATATGTTTACAAATACTCATAAAACATCAAACGATCCGTTAAATTGGTATTGGTTTGATAAAGGGTTTTCTATAGAAGAAATACAAAGAATAGAAGAATATGCACAACAACTTCCAAGACTAAAAGGAACTATTGGTGATAGCGAATCTGCTGCCGAAGAAAGAAAAAGTGTTATTCGGTGGATTTATAGAAACCCCGAAGCTGATTGGTTATATGCAAAGATGATTTCTATGGTAGACATTGCTAATGAAAACCTATGGCAATTTGATATGTTTAGCGCAAATGAAGCGATTCAATACACTGAATATTATGATAATGGTGGGCATTACGATTGGCATATTGATATGAGTGCTGGTTACCCACTTAACCAACGAAAAATTAGCATGACTGTTCAACTTTCAGATGAGTCTGAATATGATGGCGGGAATTTTGAAATCATGCGTGGTAGAGAAGTTGAGCAATTACCAAAAGGTAAAGGAAATGTTGTAATCTTTCCTTCTTACCTTTTACACCGAATTACTCCAGTTACTCGTGGAGTTAGAAAAAGTCTGGTGCTTTGGTTAGGTGGTGCATCTTTTAAATAATAAATTGATATGAAAAAGTCATTTAAAACATTTGAAGAATTCATTGGAGACGAAACCACTGATTCGTTAAGAAAGAAAGCTCTTGAAGTTCAACAAAAAGACGGTGATGAAATATTTGGTGAGCCCGATACTCAAGGAAATTCAGGAGAAGATGGAAATGATGATAATGACTTTTCAGGAGATGAAATGGGATCTGTAGATTAATCATTTAATCTAAAAGATAAATAAAAGAAAATAGAAACGAAATGAAATCACAAATCAAAAATTACACTGACTTCATACAAGAAACCGATGTTGTTGGTCATGATGAAGTAACTGCAACAAAACCAACTGCATTATCAGAAGCCATGTGTGAAAGGCTTAATAAAATGTGTGAGGCTATGTGTGAAGAAATGGAAGCTCGCCACGCTGACGAAACAGAAATGACAGCTGAAAGCTACAGAAAAGAATGTGAAAGCAAGATTAATGAAATGTATGAAAGCATTGCAAAGGCTTGTAATGAAATTATGAAAGGCAGCTATAATGACTCTGACGGAGATATGCGCCAAGGATCAGTACAAGACGTACCAGTTATGGCTGGCGCTGTTCGCTAAGATACTTTACATAAAATGTCAAAAGCTAAAAAAGAAGGTAAACCAAAAAGAAACCGTGGTAACCTAGTAAAGAGATTAAGAATGATTGAAAGCAATCGTGCAATATTACAAAAAATAAAAGAAGAAGCATAATGAAACATATACACACATTTGAAAGTTTTGTCAATGAAGGACAATACATTAATGAAGCAACTGATTATGCAGTAATGCTTACCGGTGGAAGTATTGGTGACAAATCTAGACCACGCGATGCTAAAGGCTACGCAGGAACAGAAGTCGCACCTGATGAAGAGTTATTGTCTCAAGACAAAGCCAAAGAAAAAGCTAAACGCATGAACGCTAATTTATCACCAGGAGAAAAATCTCACTACAACTTAAAATATGTAGTAGTACCAGCTAAAGACGGTAAATTCATAAAAGAATCTGAAGAAACTAATGAAGCTATTGATACCAAGTATTGGTTGGACTACAATGTCGATTCTTCAAGACCTGAAGATCCTTCTGGTTGGTCAGATAAATCAAAAGATTTCGAGGATACTTTCGAGGATGCGGTTGATGAATGGAATGCCGAGGCTGAAAGAGAATCGATGATTAAAGGAAAACAAATCGCTGATATTAAGAAATTAGCAATGGAGTTTTTCAAAATAGAAAAATGGATATCCATTAATGTTATTCATGCAATGATTGCTCAAGAATCATAATTAAGTAACCAATTTAAAACAAACATATATGAATCACTGGACAATTAAAGTTCGAATTACAGAAGAAGACATGGAGACTGGTAAACTTCGTGGCAAAACAGAAACTTACCTAGTACAAGCTGACACTATTGAGGCAGCACAAGCAATGATCCGTGAATTTTTTAAAGGCTTAACATTAGACCATGAAGTACGCAGCGTAAGTAAGAGTGGTATTACAGAATACATTACAACTGAATCTCTAAGCAAATAGAAGACATTCTATGAACTTTATCTGGAGTATAAATGGTAATATAATTAAGAAAAAAACAAGAACATAGATGAGTCTTATAGATTACAAAACATTTCTATCTGAAAGTGATAAATTTGTTGTTATGCAAGATCAACCACCTGGCAAAGGTATCGATACTTTAGGGATAATTAATGCTAATGATCCTGAAGCAGAAGCAATCATTAAAACATTAAAGAACACTTTAATGGGTAAAGCTATTGTTGAATATGTTAACACAAGATTAAATAAAGCTGGTTTCGGTAATCTACCTGCATTATCAGCTGTTATTGCAAACTCTTTTAATAAAAACTTTTCTGGTACAGCAAATGACTTAATTGCATTGGAAGGTATTTCAAATAACTTTCCACTTTCAAACAAGTTTAATCTTAGAGACGTAATGACACCATTTACTAAATATTTAAGTAACGGCTTTTTCGACAGTTTATATAATGACACCACATTAAAAATGCCGGGTGGGTCTGGAGTAGGAAAAGGTGAAGTATTTTTATCTTTTCTTGCTGACAATTTATACAAAGGTAGTAAAGGAGACTTACAAGACAAGTCTTCAAATTCAGAGTATGAGATAAAAGGTGGGTATGGCGCCGGACAGGGTGCAAGCGGTGGTAAAGGATCAAGTGGTGCAAGAATGGGTTCAGCAGAATCTAATCGAGATGGAGTTACTCAGTTTGCAAACTTATTAAAAATCTTAAGTGATGCAACAGGTTCTCCGGTTGACATTAAAATAGGTTCTTCTTGGTCAAAAACTCAAAACAAAGATTTGGCTAATTTCTTTAATTCATCAAATGGTGGAAAAGTTTTAGGAGACACAAAATTATTCGATAGCATAATTAATTGCTTTACGCAGTATAATGTTTCTGTGGATAGCAGCATGAAAACTGACTTTACTTCATCGGCAAAATCAGCAGAAGAATTAAACAGATTCATGATGAAAATGCACATATACGCATATTGGTCTAAGTCAGGATTTAATGGTATTCTTTTTATTGACGAAGGTAGTAAAAATTGCTATCCTATTAACATCAAATCATATAGTGATATTAAATCAGCGATTGACACTGGATCATTTGATAAAAGCAAACTTGAGTGGGGAGCAGGACAGCAAAACAGCGCAATCTCTGTTACTTACTTGGGATAAAATAACCTACACATGCCATGAAAATTGGAAACATTGAGAAATTTTCTTTTGGGGAGATGACTTCAAACAACAACGGAAAAACATCAGCTACTTCAACAGCTGGGCTTTATATTATCTTTATAGGTGGTTTAAGTTTCTTTCTTGGAGTAATTGATAAAATGTTCTTAGATAAAACTATCGACGTTATTAACCAAGCAGTAATGTTTACAACTATCGGCGCAGCATTACTTGGAGTTAAAAATATAGTTGGAGCAAAAAATGACAAAGCAGCAACCGAAGCGGCTAAAGCTACTGAAGAATCTGCTGACGAGAACTCTCCGTTAAACTCGTAAGATAAACGGTTAGGACCGTTATTTGGTTCGGCAAACTTAAACCTCAGGGATTTGCTATCCTCTGAGGTTTTTTCTTGCACAGAAAACTATGTTCAAATTAGTGAATATAAATAAAATAAACAAAATAAGATTATTATGTCACAAGAACAAACTGTAGCTGAAACACAAGTAATAAATGAGTGGGACAGCGTAATTATTCAAATCAATAACGGTGAAATCGGAGGAGGATCAATTCGTATGATGAAACAAGATATTGACGCTATAATGGAATTACACGGGGTAGATCGTGGATATGCTTTGGAAATGATGCTTCAAGCTGTTGAAACCACACCTAAAGAAAATTTTGAACAAAAACAATAAATATGCCATTTCACCAAGATTTTAATGAATTATTTGGACACGGTGAAATGACTGTACAGCCAGAAGGCTGGGAAGATTTGGTAATTGAGTATGGGTATGGAGACATTTCACAAGTCAGAAACTTTTACTGGAGAGTAAAAGGAACTAAACATACATTTAGGATTTCTTTACAATTAATAAATGAACATTCAAAAGGAAACTATGAAGAACACATTGAGTACGTTCTTGAAAACTTTAGGCAAGAATATCTTTCATGGGGGGCACAAGGATTCCCCGAAGACTGGATGGTCGAATACCACAGAGAATACAGAAACTTCGTTCAAATCTAACACAATATATACTAAAAATAATCATATGAGTATTAAAACTTATCAATGGATAAAAGGTGAAAAGGCAGGGGATGTTGTAAAAAGTACTGGTGATACTATACTAGAAAGCAACATTGAATTTTTAATCTTTACAGACGGAAGTCGATGTAATACTTCATTACTTGGAGATATGCTAATAGAAGTGGCTAGTGATAGCCCTGATGATTTAATGATGATGGCGAATGAAATGGTGCCACAACCTAAAATTGTTAAAGCACCTAACCCAAAACCCGTAAACAACATAACCCATAACAAAACTTTACCACTACCAGAAGTTCAGCAAACAGATAGTCCACTTATTGCACTTCTTTCTTCTTCAAAGAAAACAAAAGAAAAAGTAGGAATTACTGTTGAAATAGAACTTCCACCAGCTGACTTACTTAAAGTAGTAGCAGCCTCTTTTGAAGACGGTGAAAAACAAATTTTTGATTACTTAGTGAATGGCTTATCGCCTAAACAAAACGAAGCAATTAGAAAACAAATTGCTCAAACTATTATGTCAACTATATTTGAAAAAGAAATTAAAACAACAAAAAGAAAAAATGAAAAACTATAAGACGCTTAAAGAGTTTGAAAAATTTGATGTAGTTGATGTTGACGGACACGTTGGCATGAAATTAAAAACTATGTCAGTTGCTGTTATGCCTTTTACCGTAGACGATAACGGTATGGTTGATAAAATTGGACTTCTTAAAGAATATAATCCTTTCCGTGAAGGTGATTTCTCACATACGCTAATCACTGGAACAATTGATTATGAAGATGATACGCTTCTTTACACAGCAAAACGCGAGTTAAAAGAAGAAGGTGGTTATGAAACACCTGATAATGAAAACAAACGTTGGATATATCTAGGAAACTTTTTTCCTTATAAAGACAGTGACCGACAAGTTCCAACATTTGGTGTTGATGTATCAGGAATTGAACCGGGTAAACCACAAACCGACGGATCAAAGAAAGAAGAACTCTCTAAATTGGAAATGATTTCATCTAGTGATATTATGATAACCGAAGAAATGCTTCCATTATCTGCGTTTTTAAGACTATTTAATTACTTCTACCAAAAATCTATAGGACATGTATAACAGAAAACAAAGAAGAGAAATCGAAAAGAAAACTGGCTTAATAAAAGAATATCAGAAAATGTCTGATAAACAAAAAGCTGAAGTTCGTCAAAGAAGAATGGCAGTTGGAAAGCAGATACATTTACAAAATGTACAAGCTCGTGAGCAATATGAACAAGAGCAAGAAGCGTTAAGATATGCAAAAAGAATTCAATTTACGCAAGAGCATCTTAACATTACGCCTGAAGAGGCAACAGCAAGAGTCGATGAAGAGTACCGCAAAGAAAACGAAAGGCGGGAAAAGAAAATGGCTCGTAAAATGGCACAACAAGAATAAATGAATTTATACATTACAATAGAAGACAGATCAAAACTAAAGAAAGCGTTCTTAAATTTAAGAAAGCAACAAATTATCGTTGTTGATGAGGTAGTAGTTGACCTGGGTTATTCTATGGAAAATGTAGATGAATACTCTTCGTTTATCGTAAACCAACGCATAAAGAAAATTATAGCATCAACCGCATCAGGTAAAAAAATGCAGTCGATCATTTATATAAATGAATCTTTAAACGATGAAATCGTTCGTGAACTGGTTCACTTTTGCACGGAGCACACCCAGGTAAATAAAGTTATATTTCTAACTGAGAAAAATAAGAATGAAGATTTATATGAACTGTTTGAAGAAATCTTATTCTTCCCTACCGTTAAGAAGGTTCATATAATTGAATGTGTTTCATTTCCTGTTACCTGGTTGGATGATAATTCTAAAGATATTGTACTGGAATAACTTCTTCCTCCAGTCCACATTTAATTAAAATGTTTCTGATGCTTTCAAGTTTTTCTGCATAAAACTTTAATAAGTTTTCCGGTATGAAATTATAAGCGCCTTCAGTTAAAGGAGCTAGTGGAAGAATACATTTACCAAACTTTTCCGTTGTTACAGTTGCAATTGGCAAGAAGGAATATGATATGTTTGTAAAGGCATCACATTTCATAACCATTACGCATCCTGATTCTGTATTGTTTTTCTGCATGTCGCTGTATGCGTTTCCTAAAGAATATGTAACAGCTTTACCAGCCTCAAAGATTTTGCCTCCTTGAAACTCGTGTGGGTGTCCACCTATAACAACATCAGCGCCAAAAGAAATGATTTTGTCAATGTCTAATACTCGTTGGTCTGTTGGTCTGTTTGATTGTTCGTCTGCATCACCCTCAACTCTTCGGTGGATTTCAACAATGATGACATCGGATTTCTTTTTCGCAAAGTCAATCGCTTCTTTAAGCGCGGTTTCATCGTAAAAATTGATGAGCTTTGTTTCCGTTTCGGTGGGGTTATGCTGCGCGAGAACTCCCGATTTAATTTCTTTGCCATTAACTGAGGTTGTATAATTTAAAAATGTGATATCAAAACCGTTAAGTGTGATATCTAAAAATCTGCTAATTTTTGAAGGTTTACTTGTGCCTAAATGCTGAATGCCGTGCTTATCTAATAAAACTACTGTTTGAATAAGTCCGTCCATTTCATAATCGTAGCAATGATTATTAGCTGTAAATAAAAGATCAAATTTCCCTTTAAGGTATTTAGCAAAAATTTCGTTTGCAGAAAATCTAGGAAATCCTGTAGTTTCTTTTCCTAATGTGGTTTCAAGATTAGCTGTTGTAAAATCTAAGGTATTCATCCAACCACTAATAAAATAAAAAGGATCACTATTAACAACGCTTTCAAGTGCACTTGTTGTGTTACAAAAGAGATCACCAAAGAAACCTATTTTAAATGGTTTCTTTTGTTCTATAAATGAGGAAAAGTCAAGGGTTGCCAAATTCTTTATTTGTTTTTCTTATATATCTTTACCAAGATCATTTGATTATGTGTATGATATATACAAAAAATAGAGCAAGTCTAACATCAAATGGCAACAACGGGAACAACACCAGACATTTCTTATAAGTACAAAATTTCAGTGGCAAATAACGAAAAAGCCATTAATGTGTACCGTTATATAAACTCTTCATCAACAACTTTGTATGAAGGCAGGCCTGTTCCTACATCTTATTCTGATGATGTTTTAATAGATGGTGCTATTAATGCACTGCAAGGTGCATATCCACGCAAAGAATCTGTGCCAGCTGTTGCTGCCCAGACAGGTACAACAGGTACACCACCTACAACTTTTATTATACAAGCCTCGATTCCTGCTAAAGTTGGTGATCCTGGTGTTGGGAGTATGACACCGTTAGCTGCTACAGGTAATACTGGCTTTGGGCCTACGCCAAACACAACGCCTGCAACCCAAGACGAAACAAGATTAACTGATTTAAACCCTTTTGATCCTAGATTAGTTTTTGCAATTAATCCAAAAGATGGTAGCGTTGTTTATTCAACAAGTTCAGCAAATGAACATCCTATGGTGGATGGTATGGTTGTTGCTGAAGATCCTACTAATCCGCAATCACCAAAAATAGCAGGACAAGATCTATCAGATGATAAAGCAGCTGCGCTAAAAGATTTTTTTGGGGTTCCTGCTATTATGAATACCAATTCATACATTAACTTGCAAGCAGCCGGTGGTAAAGGAAATAATAAGTACCTTATAGATCGAAAAAATGAAATACGTTGGTATAATGCAACTGAACCAGTTGTTGGTGTAGGTGCTGGAGTTCAGCCTACAACAGCTCCAACAACAACAGCAATCGTTCAGTGGTCAAACGCAGAAGAAAATGTATATAAGTTTCCTTATAGATTTACAGACTTTGCATTTTTAAAATGGTGGAAGAAAATTCCTAATAACTATCTTATTACACTTAGAAGATATCCTTTTCCTGTTAATGACGGGGTTATTAGTGGAGAAGAAGCTCGTGGTGAGTTAGATAAACAAAAACTTAAACCGACCGTTACCATGTTAACCTACTTAGGTGAAGAACCCGGTAATAAAATGTCAACTATATTGGGGCCAATAGAAACGGGATTAAAATGGAAAGATCTTAATGCTGATGTTTGGGAAGTAACTACTTCATCTGATGGCGGGTCAGTTAATAACCCAGCGCCTGGTCTGGCAAAAGCATTAGGTTTCTTAGACAAAGGTGGAGCTGGTACAAAGACTCGGACACCTCCTCCAACTCCGCCTGATCCATATAACAACGGTCCATACGCAAACAAAATTATTGGCCCTGTAAATGTTATCGACTCAACAAAGATGCGTGTAAGAGGACTTGAATTTAAACATTCATTGAGTATTTCATTTGAATATGTGCCAAGAAATATTGGAGGAATTAACACTAAAGCGGCTGGTTTAGATATCCTAGCAAATATCATGTTAATGACTTCAGCAACTGCCCCGTTCTGGGGTGGACAAAACAGGCATGTTCCCAATGCAGGTGCTGGTACTCATGATCCTTTTTTGGGTGGTGATGCTGGTAAAGCAGCTTGGATGAGAGGTGATCCTGAAGGATTCTTTAATACTCTTAAGGATCAATTCACAAGAATCTTTGACAACGTTTCGGGATTATTTGATAAAGTAATGTCTGACCCACAACAAGGTCTTCAAGAAATTGCAAAAGGAGGGATGAAAGAATTTATGAAAATGTCAACCACACAGGCAAGAGGGACCGTATCGGGTATGCACTCATTACTTACAGGAGCGCCTGTTGGTGAATGGCACATTATGATAGGACCGCCAATGAATCCAATGATGATGATGGGTAATATGATATGCACAGGATCAAAGACAGAATTTAGTGATGAACTTGGACCCGATGATTTTCCTACAGAAATTAAAACAGTAATTACTCTTGAGCATGGAATGCCAAGAGATAAAACAGGTATAGAATCAATGTTTAACAAAGGTAGAGGAAGAATTTATTCAGTGCCTAAAGGTTATGAGTTAAGTTTTGCTTCGGATTCACAATCACCTGTTGATAGTTCTATTGCTTCAAACTATAAATATAGAAGAAACGAATCAGATACACAGCCTAAACCTAACCCACAAACCGCTGAACGAAATGCAACTGATCCAAACAAGACAAACGTTTATCCAACTGTTGCTTCTCCTTATGGCGCTTTATATGTTCAAGGACACGGATATATTCCTGGGTTAGTTAAAAATCAAACCGAAAATCAAAATAACGCTAAGAAATAATGTTAACGTTTAAACTAACTCAAGATACAAAACCTTTTGTAAAAGATGGCAACGGTCAAGAAATCGTTGATTTTATACAAAAAGACGTGATAGCAAGTACTGAAGGATATAATCCTATTGTTATTGACTATTTTATAGTTGGCACAGAAGAAGAAATGCGAATTGATGTTATTGCGCAAAAAATGTATGGCTACATGGATAACATTGAAGGTGTTTTAAAGTTTAATGAAATTACAAATCCTTTTGCTATTCAAGAAGGGGATTTCTTATATACATTTGATATTCCAAGTATGGTTAGAAATCTTAGGCCTGGTAATAGTGTTAAGAATAATCGCGAAGACATTCGTGATCAGTACATTACACCGGAAAAAAAATCTAATGTAGATCCTGCTTTAAGAGACTTTGATAAAAGAAACACCCCAAGAAAGGCCAGTCCTAGCAAAGGAAATAATCCTGCTCTTCCACCTAATTATGCTTCATTTGGTGATACTGAATTACAGGTTAGAAACGGTAAGATTGTATTTGGACCAAATGTAACAAAAATTGACGAAGATTGTGATAAGCCACTTTCTAAGAGTGAATTTATTTCAAGATTAATTAAGAACAGATTAAGCAATAGATAATGGCACAAGATGAAAAAACAATCATTCGTTCATTACTTGAACCAAAAATAAAGATTGATCTTTTAGAGATTGAAGATTTATATACTGGTACAAGTGATAAACTTGACGCAAATAAAAAAGGGATTGATGGTGGTAGACAGTATCAAAACCAATTGGGAGTTGATTACCCTTTTATAACGATTAATAACTATGTTTTTGACACATCTGAAATAATAGACTTTTCATTAGATTCTAACGATTTTATTCCAACTCTTTTATTTACGTTTAAATTAACAAAATCTGATACATTTAGATCGCAGTCTTATCCTAAAGATGGAGATGTTGTAAGTATTTTTATTCGTGCTAAGAATAATGCATTTAAGCCTATAAGAAATGATTATATTATTACAAGTGTTAAGTCAGGTGCTGGTGGTGTAGAAAATAGCGGTGGTATAACAACAATAGGTGCTGAGCTTTTCATCCCAAGAATAAAAGAACAAATAATTAAATCTTACAAAGGTACATCCTTTGCAGTACTGCAAGATATATGTAAAGAATTAGAATTAGGTTTTGCTACAAATGAAACTTCAACATCGGATTCGATGTCATGGCTATGCGCTGGCAGTACATGGGAAGAGTACATTAAAGAAATAGCAAGTGCTGCATGGAAAGATACTAACAGTTTTTACAAAGTTTTTATTGATGTTTATTACCACCTTAACTTTGTAAATATGAATAATCAAATCGAAGGAGATGGTCAGCTAGCAGCTGGTATTTTAGACAGTGCCATTATGAAAGATTTTTATTCGAACGATAAAGGCACTGCGGAAAAATCACAATCTACTACAGGCAAATTTTTATCAACTATCGATAGTCTTAAAGGCACCAATATGTTTATACAAGGATACAAAACATTTAATAACAGTTCGGCTATTCATGAAGAATTTGGTTACAAATATAACATACAATTCTTTGATATGAAAAGTTTAAAGTATTGGAATTTATTTGTTGATCCTAAAACTTCTGATGGCGCTGAAAAGAAAAAGATAATCCTAAAAGGTAGAACTTTTCCTAAAAAAGAAGATGAAAGTAAAGATGGAAAATCTCCATCAGAACAAGAATACTGGAAAACCCAAAATAATTATGTTTGGAAAGGTATTCAAAGTAGAAATGTTCATGATAAGTATACATTTGCTATAGCGCATAATCAAAGAAATTTACTTGAGCTTAAAAAGTTATTTGTAGAAGTTAAAGTTACTCGGTGGAACCCAAACATATATTTAGGTGAAAAAGTTCCGCTTATTTTAATTTCGCAGTCTGATGTAACTAAAGCTACGCAAGATGCACAAGGTCAAGATGCAACGATTTCAGACAAATCACCGGGAGAACCTGCGGTTCTTGACCAATTTTACAGTGGCTATTATGTAGTTGATGGAATGAGTATAACATATTCTCAAGATAATTCTCCTTATGAAGAAGGCACTGGTGTTAACCCACAAAGTTTAGCCCCCGCATTTTTTCAGTCTTTTACAATGACTCGTCGTGAATGGCCTACGCCTCTTGGATAAAATAAGATATATACTAAGATATGAAATATGCAGATTCAGTAACAAAATCTTTCTTAAATGGTGGAGCAGCTCTGGTCAATTCTGTGCTTGATGATTGGCAAGACCCTACTTACCTGGGGTTTCAGATAAAAATAGTAGATTCTGCAAATGCAACAGCCGATTATGATTCTTTACCGCATGGTCTATTTACAAGTAAACCTATAGAGAATCCTTATTCTTGCTACAATTATTTAATGAATAGAGGTGAAACAAAAAGAGCTGGCTATATACTAGAGTTTGAAACCATGTTTAGGGATCTTGTCAATAAATATCCTTGGTATTTTGTTAAAGTTTCAGGTCTTGCTGAATCTTGGAAAATTGACACAAAAAATAACTTTCGTGGTAAAGAAAAGAAAATTGTAATTGATACTCTAGAATCAATAGACATGCGAATGACTATGATTCTAGACCTTTATCGTAAAGCTGTATATGATACTGCATACATGCGATGGGCGGTTCCTGATAACATGCGTTATTTTAAAATGGAGATTATAATAAGTGAAGTTCGTCCTATGAAAATTGGAACTGCGGGTTATTTGAATAGCATATATCCCGGAGGAATTTTTGTTGATGGTACAAACTTTGAAGAAACTTTACCAAGATCTGTTAATGATGATCCAGGAGTTGGTTTGTATGACTCAACTGCTCCGTGGTCACCCAGTACTTTTATTAGATTTCAATACGAAGAATGTGAATTAGATGTATTTAATGAAGCACCTACATTTTTAGAAAATGTTGGAAGTTCTCCGGAAACTCCTGCTGCTAACAAGATTACAATTATCACAAATGTAATAGGGGAAAAAAATGTTTATGGTTTGTTAGGAGCCATCATTGATGATACTAAATCTTGGTATGATTATGAAGCAGGGAGCGACAATAGAGGAGGATTATATTTTCCTGCCGTATCTGGTGTGAATCCTGTTAGAACAACCGATTCATCTGTAGCATCATCTTTAACTAATAACTATGTTGGTGGTTATCTTCGAAGAGACTATGACCAAGAAAATATAACTCGATTTGAGGTTCAAAGAAGTCAAAGTGCAAACCCTGGAAACAAAAGTACAGCCGCAGCTGCACGAGATTTTGACAATGATCATAAAGGAAATTTAAGAAACACCAGCGGAAGCGGCATATTAGGTAATTTTGCTAATAGATTAGCAGCCGGAGCAACAGCTGCTGTCGCTGACATTGCCAGAAGCGCAGCAAACAGAGCACTTCTTGGAAATGTTTATGGGATATCTCCACTTTCTTTAATTGGATCTGCTCAATCAATCCTAAATAATCCTGCTGCTGCTGTTGAAGCAATTCTTAGAAAATTTAGTAGTCCTGCAATTGGTAAAGAACTTGCAACAAAAGTTCAATTAACAGGGCAAGAAATAGAATTAGTAAAGTCAATAATTGGTGCTTCTACAACAGGTGCTGAAGATGATATAAAAGTTAATCCTGATCTTGTTAAAAATCAAGGAAAAACTAACTTAGCATCTAATGCGGCAAAACCAAGCAATCCAGGTAAAACTAATTTGCTATCACCGAATATAAATTCTAGTGATCCTGGCAAAGCTGACTTAATTGCTCCTAGGAAGCCTGTTGCTCAAAAACAAAATAGTAGTTTAACTGCATTTGCAAATGCGGGTTCTGATCCTGGTAATGTTGAATTTGAAGGCCCAGAAATCACCCCTGCAAGATTAGGAAAAGCTGATTTATAATGATAAAAGGACTTACAAAAGAACAGCTTATAGGAAAAGTCTTCTACGGAGAAGTCATGGATAATGACGACCCAGAACAAGAAGGCAGGTGTAAGGTGAAAGTCTTTGGGGTTTATGAATCCGATGAACCAGTTTATACCAAACAACCAGATGGCACAACAAAAGTATCAGGCTCAAAAAAAGTTGAAATACCTGTAGAAGATTTACCATGGGCATCGCCAGGCTCATCTAAAGTCTTTGGAGGCGGTGAGGATGGCGGTTTTGGGGATATCTCAATACCTAAAATTGGGGCAATTGTAAGGGTTCAATTTGCTGAAGGGGAACTATATAATCCGGAGTGGTATGGTATTGCTTACATGAATCAAGCTGTAAAAGATGAAATAGCTGATTCATACTTAAATTCGCATGTTATCTTATATGATGTTGATGAAGAGCTAAAAGCATTCTATACTCCATCTAAAGGTTTTGAAATCTATTTAAAGAAATCACATATTACAATTAATCCTGATGCAAGTATTACCATAGAGCACGCTGATTCGCAAAGTATTATAGAACTTGTGGGTGCTGATTGTAACATCACAACTCAAGCAAATGTAAATGTTACCGCTGCTACAAAAATTGAATGTACAGCTGAAACTGCTATCATTAATGGAACCACTAAAACTCAATTAGGACCTTTAGGAAATTTTGGAGCGGTTGGTGCAGAACCTTTGTGGGCATTTTTAAAATCTTTAGCCGCTGCAGTTGATCTTAAGTGGCCGCCATCGCCAGGCGTAAATTCAGGAGCTGCCGCTGCAGGTGAAGTTGCATCTACTTCAAGAAACAATAAAGTTTCCGTACCTTAATCAATGAAACATGGCAGTCAATCCAGCAGCAGCAGCAACATATATCGTTGAACTTCTTGGTTTACTAAGTAAGACAAAAAAGACAAACGAGATTTTACTTAACGAAATTAAGAAAAAAGCAAAAGTAATAGGTGGTGTTCCTTTTATACTAACAGGGTTTGAAGACAAAAAACCTGAAGATCTCTTAAAAGAATTAAATTCTGCATACGGTGGCTTAGCGCCAATTTCATTTTTAAATGCCAATGATATTACCGGGTTAAATTTAACTGCAGGTTCAGAAGATGAAGATTCTTTACAAATATCACAATCACAATCAGCAGTAGAGGCTATTTCCATTACAGCATGTCCCGTGGACTCAACTGTGATACTTCCCAACTATTCAGAAGATGAAATTAAAAAAGTTGTTGAACAGGCAGCTAAAGAATGTGATACACGAGGAATAGTTTCTTCACTTATTAAAGGACTTGGCGTAAAAGAGGTAATTGATGCAAAATGTGATATAGTTGCGCCGGTGCCTGTTGGTGGTGGTGTGTTTTTAAACATAGAACCTACTGAACCAACGCCTGAAGCTGAGCCAGCCAATGCTTTAAAGAAACCTACTAAAACCTTGGTTGTTTTAAATACAACAAAAGGTCTTGGTAATAAGATACAAAAACAAAAAACAATTAAAAGTTTAGGTAAAGAAATCCCGGTAATTAAAAAAGGATTACCAGTTATTCCTTTAAAGAAAGAAGGTGTTGCTGTAAATTGTGGCGATCCTATACTTACAGTTGGAACCAGAACAATAACTTCTCCATCAAACGGTGTTCTTAGAAATCTATATGTAAAAGACATTGCTTCAAAAAATGATAAGTTATTTCTTATTGAAGAAACTTCAGCCCAAGATACTATAAATAATATAAAGAAATCGTCAGAAGATCTTAGTGAAACAATTAATGAGTTAAGTTCTCTTAAAGAACAATTAGGAAAACTTGAACCACAAGTTTGGACCTTTAAACAAATTTGGGGGATTTATGAAGGTCAATATCAAGGCTACATCTCTTACTATAATAAGTTTACTCTTATTGTAAAAAAGATTGAGGATTTGCAAGCAGAATTTAATTCCAATCTTGATAAACTTAAAACAGCAGCACTATATAAAGATAATACAATTATTTTTGTTTCTTTAAGCGCAGAGTATCAAAAAGTGTATAAGCGCCAATTAGAAGTAGCCACGGAAATTTCTACTCTTAATACCCAGCTAAGTGTAATCCAGAAAGAACAGCCTTTATACTTTTCAACAAAAAGTGACACCGGTTCTCTGGCAAGCGTTAAAAAAGGAACAGAATCAATAACGATTAATGGTGTCGCATATGCAGCTAACCAACAATATGTATTTGTGCCAAACAAGATTGCTGATAAAGTAGATGCTACTCCAATAGAAGATATTAATCAAGGACTTGCTAACATTATTCGCCCTTTTACCAATGACATTCTTTTTGATAATAAGATTTTAAGTGATTGGAAAAATAAAAATCTCGACATTAACAAGGAAAATTCATTTACTTTTAGTGAATTAAGTTTAGAAAATCCTGAAAACTACACATTAAAATTTAATAATCAATACAATTGGGAAGGTAGCATGTGTAATGTACGTAGAGATTTTTTAAAAAAAGCAAGAGGGTTTGGAGATGAAATTAAGAACATATCTGATACTAATGTAATTGAACAAAAATCAATAGCCTTAAGAGAACAAGAAAAGAACATACCTGCTGACATTGAGATTCTTGCAAATAAAAGTTTTGACGAGGTAGTTGAATATTGTAAGAACTATGGATATTACCAAATTAATGTAGGTTCTATTTTTTTACAAACTGGTGGAAGTTTAGAAACATTAATAAAGAAAAAACGCGATGATGCAAAAAATAACTTTGATGCTATCTATAAAAAATACGAGGATATTCGTAAAAAGATAAATGAGACTGAAAAAGAAATTGAAAACTTCCCACAAAAACTAGACAGTCTTATTAGCGGAGGTTGTAAAATAGAAGGTGCATCACAACCAACAGCTACTACCGTAAACGGTGAAGATGTTAATCTAATTACATGGCCTGTTGCTGGTGCTGATGGTGCAGTTGGCGCTGATGGCGCAGCAAACCTACCTAAAGATGATGATAACTATAAAGGAAACCCTCAACCTAATTCACCACCAGTAACTGAACTAACATATTGGAAAAAGTATTGTCAAAAAGCAACTACGGTTAATCTTTTACCGCTGTTTTGGCCTATTGGTTTACTTATACCAACCCCAGGCCCTCTAATTAAAGTGCCTCTTCCAATTATTTGGAAACCAATAGCTGTTATACCAACACCTATTTGTTTAATAGTTATTGGAATAGCAATATGTGGAATATGCCCAGCACCTTGGATTTATATAGTTAATCCTGGTTGGCCTTTTCCAATAGGAATGGCTGCGCCGAAAGCATCTTGGTTCTTGACGGGAATTAGAGGGCCGTCTAAAATTGATGATGATACCACATCAGTACCTCTTGCAGCAATACCTACCTTAACTGTGCCTTTAAAATATAAACAAAACGGACAAGATAAGCAGCAACCTGTTACTATAGATGCAGCACCTTACATTACAAAACTTTTGCCGCTAGCCCAAGATGATCTTCCAGCTTTTGAAAGATTAACTTTAACTAACTTGCCTTACATTTCATACCTTGTAAAATGGTGTGCCGCTGGTAAGAAAACTATGGGTTTCTTTGAAAATCCTTAAAGAACAACGTATAACATTCATGGATATATACTAAAATTATAAAAAAATGGAACTAAAAAAACAACACACAACATTCACTGACGAATATTGGGAATTACTTAGCACTTATGGAAAATTAATTCCTAATCCTAAATTAAGTAAGTATGGCAAAATTTTCTGTCATGAAGCTTACGCAGAAGATCTTGCAAAAATTTACGCAGGGTCAACTGATGTTTATGATAAGGAACCGCAAGTTGGAAAAATCTATAAAGTTATAGATGTAAGAGTAGGAAATAATCGTGAATTACATGTTATTCTAAATGGGTTTATCGATGCAACGATAAATCTTGAACAAGAAAAGAAATTCTTGGCGATGTTAGAAATAACCGAGGAAGAGCTAGTATCTTCTTTAAAAACCGAAGAAGGGAAACGTGCTTTCTGTAGTCAAGAATACCACGTTAGAATAGAAATTATTAAACCTTATGTTAAGGTATCTTTACATGAGGGCCAGTTATCTCACATTAAAAATGAGTTCTTTGATCAAATTAAAGATCCTAAGAATGCTTATTATGGAACTATTACTGGAAAGAACCAGGGTGGTTTCATAATTGCAGTACAAGGAATAAACGGCTTCTTGCCTGGATCGCTTGCTGCCGCTAATATTGTTAGAGACTTTGATAGCATGATTGGTAAACAAGTCCCAGTAATGGTTGAAGATTATCTACAAGAAAGCAGTACATTTGTATTTTCATATAAGAAATACCTTACACATGTATTACCTTCTAAAATTGAAGATCTTGACCTTGAAGCTAAGTACATTGGTACAATTACTGGTCTTGCTAAATATGGTATCTTCGTTGAGTTTGACGAAATCTTTACCGGACTATTGCATAGTAGTAAAATGTCACCAGAACTTAAAGAGAAGTTTAAAAACTTTGAGTTTAATCCAGGAGATGAAATTGAGTTTTGGATTAGAGAGATTACGCCAGATAAGAAAATTATTCTTTCTGACGAAGATCCTTCTTTTCGTCGTAGAGAACTTGAAGATTTTAAAGAACAAAACCTTGGAATTATTCGTGGTGGAGAAGTTGTATCGATACAACCTTTCGGTGCTTTAATTAAGTTACAGAAAGATATAGTCGGACTAATTGCCCAAAAAGAAATTAAAATGAAGAAAAAACGATTTAATGTAGGTGACACAGTTATGGTCACTGTTGATAAAGTTTACAACGATAAAATTTTCCTGTCACTTCCAAATGAGAGCTAAAAAATCATACACTAAGACAGAAATCTTAGAAAGTGCAAAACTAGGTTTAGAATTTGAGTTTTATTCTAACTTACCACTAGAAGAAACTGCACGCTCAATTGCAAAATTTCTTAAAAAGAGAGTAGTAATTCCTTTGGCTCTGAGTAATCTCGCAGAGCCAAAGCCTCTTTATCACTCACCAATAACGCCATCAGCAGACATATTCAAATTAGAGCCTGACTATTCAGGAGGTAAGAATATGTGTGAATTAATTACAGGCCCTATGTCTTATCGTGATGGCCGTAATGCGGTGATTAAAATGTTTGAGTGGATTAAAGATAACGGTTATACTAATGAAAGATGTTCTATACATGCTAACATTAGTATTGATGGAAATAAAATTCATACGTTGGTTAACATACCTCAATTAAATATTGCAAAATTTATTCTTGACTTTGATGAAAAACTTATTTATGATGTTTTTCCTAAAAGAGAAGAATCTGTATATGCAAGAAGTATTAAAAAAGTTCGTCCTAATAGTGTAATGTTCTATACACCTTCTTTAGAAGAGTTCACTAGATCAACAATGACACTTCCGGCTGATGAAAAGTACTATGGTGTAAATTTCTTGAAAGCAGAAAAAGGTTATCTTGAATATCGTTACATGGGTGGGACAGATTACCAAAATAAAACTCGTAAGATTCTTGATTTGGTAGATTACTTTATCTTACATCTTTATGAAACTCTTAACTTTGACGGATACTATTCAGAAGCTGATCGTGCTAGGTATAAAGAAATGATGGGTAAACAAGAAAAGATTTACAAATCGTTTATCAAGTACGGTGAATTTAAACAGCACTTTCCTGATGTTGAAGTTTCAATTGATATGATTAAAGATGATCAGACTTTATCAGCTGTTTGGGGTAACTTAAGAACTAAACTATTTGATCTTATCATTACTGGTGGCTTAACTAAGGGTAAATTTAATTATGACACTGACCTTGGAAGATTTCAATTAAGAGATACTAAACTTACTAATGTTAAAGTTTATGATATTGAATTTATTGATTGTGAATTACAAGGTGTTATTAGTAGATCTTGGTTTTATAGCTGTACTATTAAAAACTCTCGTATTGATTCTTGTTATGCAATGAAAGAAAATACTTTTGATTTTTCTAAAATTGCTGACACTCCTCTGCATATTACAAACATCTGTAATGATTGTTTTATTGAAAACAAAAGACATGTCATTAACTGTGAAGTAAATAGCGGTGTTATTCGTAATGGAGAAATTGGAAAACTTGCTAAGATTTCTAAAGAGACTATGATTGTTGAGTTAATTGAGCCTTCTGAATCACCTGGATCTTTTAAAGAAGAAGATAAAGACAAGAAGAAAGAAGACAAAGAAAAAAAAGAAAAATAAAATGATTATGAAAAAGATATGTAAGTTTATTCAAAAAATAACATTCAATAAAGTTTGTCTTAATTGGTGTAAATTATAAAGAAAAGACGTTAATTGGCACATTAATAAAAATTACAGGTAAGAATGACAAGAGGTGAACTTATAGAAATGGTAACAGCCGAAATTACTGGTAGTGGCTCGCTTCCTTATTCTATCCCAGAAAGAGAAGCGGAACGTATCATTGATCAAGCGCTAAACTGGTTTCATGTAAATTATGGTCCTGCTGTTGAAACACAATACTATGTAGTTGAGAGAAAATGGTTTTATGATTCCGAATTTAAGAAAACCCGTAGTATTCTCTTACCTGATTGTACTGTAAGTGTTTTTGAAGTTAAAGAAGTATTAGGCGGAGGTCGTCTTGGTACAATTGATCGTGACTTTTCTGATAACCGTCTTATTGCCTCTGAATTATTCTTATCACCATTTCAATCAGACGATCTTGTTTTAAGAACTGCACAGTATTCATATTGGGATTTAACACAAGCCTTTATTTTAGAAAGAATCTCTTATGATTTTAATAGAAATACAAAACGTCTTAAAATTTTAGGAAGAGACCCAAAAAGAAATGTTTTTATTCAGACATACGCAAAGATTGAAGAAAATCGTTTGTATGATGATTGGTTCTTTCAAAGATATGTTATTGCTCAAGCAAAGATATCTCTTGCTAGAATCTTAGGAGCATTTCAATTTAACTTGCCAGGCGGTATTGCTGTAAACGGCGATCAATTTAGAGATGAAGGCAAAGAAGAACTTGAAGAAATAAAACAAAGAATAGATGATGAAAACAGCCCAGACTGGTTTTTCATTTACCATTAATAGAAATGATTCGTGAAATTTACTGTAGAAATAGCAGTGATCCTGGGTATCAACCAAATCAACTAGAGACTTCTAATGAAATAGAAGCCTTGTTGACTAAAATTCGTATGATTCTTTTCACAACAAAAGGTGAAGTTCTAGGCTTTCCTGACTTGGGTTTAAGTTTGGACGAACAGCTATTTGAATTACAAGCCAATACTTCTGCTATAACATTTGCATTTAATGGTCAACTTGCTCGTTATGCGCCAGAAGCGTCAAAATACAAAACTGATATAAACATAAAATTTGTTGCCGGAGAGGTGCGTGATTTTTGCTTCATAGATATATACATAGATGGAACCAAGTATATTGGTGTCATGGCAAAATAAGTAAGAATACATGAATACAAACTTGGATATATTTAAAGTCAATAGGATATCTTTTGAACAGCTATACACAGATGTAAGAGGGTATTTGACAAATAAATTTCAGCAGGTTGGGGAAGTATTTACTCCAGCAAGTGCATATGGGCAGATTCTTTCTGTCGTCCTTGACATGGGAAAACTTATTTTTTATTACATTGAGGATAGTATTGTTGAAATGAACATCTATACAGCATCCCGTGAAACTTCTATTAAAAGTTTAGCCAGAATAGCTGGACACAATCCTACTCGCTCAATTTCTGCTAGCGGAACACTTATTCTTTCATATAGTGGTGAAGAAATTGATATGTATGGCAATACTGCTATCATACCAAACTACACAAAAATGGTTAATGAAGGAACAGGCCTACCCTATCTTATTTCTTTAACATCAGAAGAAACTCGTCTTGAACTTACAGGTAAAAATCAAATTGAAGTTAAAATTATACAAGGTGATATTGAATCACAGCAGGTAACTGCTACAGGTTTACCTATGCAATCTTTTAGCATTAATCCTAAAAAAGGTTATCAGATTGACAATAACTTTATTAATGTATATGTAAATAATGAAAAATGGAAAGTATATGATTCTATTTATGATATACCGTACGAATACAACGGATTTATTGTTAAGACGGGTATTAACGGTGGATTAGACATATACTTTGGAAATGGTTACTTCGGTAACATACCAACTTTAGGTTTTACGATTCGTATTGAGTATTTAACCAATGCTGGCAATGCTGGCAACATATTTGATAATGCACAACCTAAATTTGTTTTTCTTGATGATGGCTATGATTTAGCAGGTAATACTATTGATCTTAATCAAGCTTTAAAATCAAGAATTGGATTACCTATTAATTTTGGTGCTGACAGTGAGCCTGTATTTTTAACAAGAGTTCTTGCTCCGAAAACTAGTCGTGCTTATGTTTTAGCAAATGCTGATAGCTATGTTTATTTCTTGGAAAAATTCAACATGTTTAGCGTTATTGATGCTTTTAGTACATTTAATGATAATGACATAACTGACGATAATGTAGTTTACATTTTCTTAATTCCTGATGTAAATAAAAGAAAGCCGTCAAACGCAGATTATTTTAACATTCCAATTAATCTATTTTTACTTACTGAGGAAGAAAAAAATAAAATCTATAATCTAATAGAAGAAAGCGGGCAAAAAATCTTAACGACTATTAATAAAATAGTTGACCCTATTGTTAAACGCTATGTTATAAACATAAATGTTAGAGCATATGAAGGTTATAGTAAAGATGTAATACGTCAATCAATAATTTCGAAATGCTCTGATTATTTTCTTAAAAATCGTAGACGCGATAAAGTACCAAAGTCTGACCTGGTTGCAATTATAGAAAGCGTGGAAGGTGTTGACTCAGTTAATGTGTGGTTTGTTTCTGAAGAAAATGAAACCTTTAAAACGGATCCTATTAATGCAAATGAACCACCCAAAGGTCTTGATGAATATGGTGATGTTACAATAGGTCGCGGGGAATATGCTCTATTCCGTGGCGGCTGGAAAGATCGAACAGGTCTTGAATACTTTGATACAACAGATGCTTCTAAACCTAGCAGCATAAATGTTATATTTGGTAAAAGTTCTGAGAATAACCTTAACATGGAACTTCACAGAATTAACGTTGATTCAATAAAAAATACATAAAATGGCAAAAGAACCAAGAAAAGGTAATTACTTAACACGTGAAAGCTATTACCAATTTATGATTCATGTGCAAGATGATATAAAGAACACCGGTTTTGACTGGCGTAAAAATCTTTTTGATAAGTCAATTTCAAGATACATTCTTAGCGATACAAAAAGATCTCTTATTTTAGGAGAAATTCAAAAATTATTGGTTTATACTATTGATAAAGTAAGTATGATTAAAAAGTCCATTAATTACACCGTTGATAAAAAGTATAAGTATCTTAATTAATGTTAGTAAATAACCAATTTAAGTTTTTTAACAAGTCAGGTGATAATATTAACCCTGATTATCTTCCATATGTGGAAGCAACGGTTGTTGATCCCGAGGGCACTGGTAAGAATGCTACACTTAAGGCATACACAAACTTTTCAGGTATAATTATTCATGTTCAAATTGCAGATGGCGGTTTTAACTACAGTACAAATTCATATGTAGTATTTCAAACAAGACCGGCTATTACAAAAACCTGGCAAACTGATCCGTCAGCTTTAACTATTAATGTTAACGGAGAAATCACTGGTTTTACAATACCATATAGTTTTGAAAACATTTCATGGCCTTATCCAGGTGTTTATTCTTTTTCCAACTATTTTTTACAAAATGTTTCTGCTGGTTTAATTGAATCTGAGAATTTCTTTTTAATTGAAAAAGTTCTTGATGCAAATGGTAATGTTGCTTATACATTTCCGCGGGTTAACGAATATGGTCCTTTTTACTTTGAGGGTTACACTGCAGACGGCAAAGTAACAACCTTAAACATAAGAACATACTCTTCTTTAAGCACCGGTGATATTTCAGCAACTAAAACAAATGTAATTAGTGGTATAAACTTATTGGTAACCGGTAACTTAAACATTGGCATGTATGTAGCTGGGAATAATATCCCAAGTTTTACTTACATTGTTGATATTGATTACAATACAGGTTCTATTTTACTAAATAATGATGGAATACCAGGCACCAATTTGGATCTTACATTTTATGTTCCACATAATCTTAAAGTAGGTTCTAAAATTTCTATACACAGTGGTGCTTTACAAGGTATTCACAAAATAACGGGGTTAAGCGAATACAAAATAACTTTTGACTCAACTGTCACAGGTACGTCTGCTCTTTTAAATACATACGGGGTAGTTCCTCAATTTCGAGCACAATTAGGAAGCGGAGGCGATGAAGAGTGGTTTTTGTATAGTATTACATACGGAACCAATTATCCTACAATTACAAAAACAAAATCAATTGATTTTGAATTGACCAATGCAAGTCTTGCAACTATACCTGATACATTTGCTAGTGGTAATGGTGAATTTATTCGTCAAGTTTATGATGACATAGAAAAACGCCCGTTTCAACTTAATGTTGGGCTTCAAGCAGATGTTGAAGGTGTATATGTTGGAGAAGTTGATGTTCTCGATATTACATTTACAACTAGTAGTAAACTTTTATTCAATGCTTTGGTTGAATGCGAAGTAGAAGGCGAAGATGAAAGATTAGGTCTATTACTTGAAAACTTTGGTCGTGATATAAACTACGAAGAAGAAAGACTTTTAAGAGATTCTGATATTAATGAAGATAACACTAACTTTATACTTCTAAATCAGAAGAGAAAAGAAATGCTACTTCAGGGGGATCAAATCTGGCCTTATATGGGTTCATATAAAGGATTGGTTAACATGGTTAACTGGTTTGGTTATTATGATATTCGTATTAAAGAATACTTCCTAAATGTTAATGTTGAAGATGTTAACTATGGAAAATTCAGACAGGTTCAAATTCCTTTTCAATTAGCTGAAAAAGGAAAACAACCTGAATCTGAAAATCTTGTACCTAGTAAATATTACAAAAAGACAAGTAAGTTCGGTCTTTACTATGATATAGTTAGAAACTCTGGTACTTTTGATTCTTTTGGTATTCCTGAAACCGAAGATGCTTTTGCATATACAAATGAAGAAGCTCTTATTAAACTTTTTGGGTTAAAGAATTATCTTAAACAAAAATTCTTGCCTCTTAACACACGTATCGTTGACATCACAGGTGAAGGCGTTTATTATGAAAGATATACAATTAATTCTTGGAATGATAGAAATGACAGATTTCTTGTTGATATAGGAAAAAAGATAGATTTTACATGTGATAAAACATCACAGATAGTTGATCTTAGACCTTATGATAGCACAGGTGGTCTTTTAACACCTGAACTTGACTATTTATTAGCACCTTACATAAATAGCTATAGTTTTAATGATGTAATAGTTACTTCTAGTGGTGGCCCGTTCTTTGGGGAAATACCTCAAGTAGTGTTCCCCGGATCTGCTATTCAACAAGCAAGAGGGCAGTGTCGAGTTAGAGCAGCTGTTTATCCAAGCACGCCTATTGTTGGCACGCCAACAGGTATTGGTTATGCAGTAGGTGACATTATTACATTAAGTGGTGGTACGTATGAAGTTCCTATTAGAATTGAAGTAACTGGTGTAAGTAGTGGAGCTGTAACTAATTTTAAGATTAATGCAGGCCCTCAGCAAGGAAGTAATTATACATCTTTACCTCAGACATTTGCTGTTAGAACAGTATTAAGATCAGCGGGTACTCAATATGTTGTACCTGATGCAATTGGATTTACAATAGATGCAATAGAAATTCCTTTTGAAGTTCAAGAGGTTACTCTTTATGATTTAGGATTAAAATATAATTCATATCCTTATACGCAATTCTTGTGGACTACCGCTGGCGCTTCTACACCAACGGCAACATTAAATGTTACAATCAATTCATCAGCACCTGTTTCTTACTATAACGATCAGGAAGACGTTAAAAAATACAGCGATTCTCCAAACATTCCTATTGGTGCTATTATTAATATGGGAACAACTTTTGATGTTACTTGGGATGAATTGCCTTACGCTTGGAAAAATTTCACGGGTAGTAGCGATGCTACATTAAAGGCATGGACTAATGTTGCACCTAACGGTAGTGGACAATTAATTGCTGTTGAAATTGTAAGTACCGGTAATGACTATAACTTCTCTCCTACATTTACAGTAACAGGAGGTGGTGGTTTTGGCGGTGCTGTTCAAGGTCAAATTAAAAACGGAAAGCTAAACATAGTTGAATATGAAGTTGGCACTGTTACAGCAACTGACGTATTAACTTTAACCCCAGCAATATCTGCGGGTGGTTTAAATTCTTTATCAGCCGGTCATATTGTTAAAGGTGTTGGTATTCCGGATGGCACAATTATACAAGCTATTATAGGTAATGATATTTTTCTAATAAGTTATGATGGGACCCCAACAATTACAACTATATCAGTTGGTGATAAAATATATGTGCATCAAGGTGTAACCGTAACAGCATCTGGTGCTGATTATACAAGTGATCCATTAGTCTCGCCAAACGGAGGGCATACAACAACACTTTATACGTGGGCTGAAATTGGCAGAGGTAATAATTACCAAATGGAATGGAAGATTTCTTTAACAAAGCCTGAAGATCCTACTAGGGTGTTTAACACAACATCGGGTGTTTCAACTATCGATGCTTTAATCAACTATCAAGCAATCGTGCCTTACACGGGTAAATATACGATTGAACTTAATATATACGACACAAGTAATAACATATCCAAAAGAATACAACATGACATTGTTAATGTATTCATTCCCGAATCTGACTTTGCATTTATTACAAAAAATGTAGATAATTGCAAAGATACTTGGAATGAGTTTGCTGAAATAACTCAACCACAAAATTTACAAAGTCAATTTACTCCAAGTACTCCGATTGATCAGCCCAATCCTATAAAATATGATTGGGATCATGCTACTGGAAGATGGATTAATGTAACCTTTAATAATACAGATTGGAATGACTGCGATGTTAACTGGGATACCCTCTCAATCACAGATTTATCTGATATTAATAATCCATCGTTTCCTCCATGCAGTGACATAGAGGTCTTGCAAATATCTTCTGAGGACTATTTTGAAGGAAGTGTAATTAGCTACACAGACAGTACAACTTCGCCTTCTTCAGTAAACCCAACAATCACAGTATCAGGTCAAAGAGATTTACCTAGGATAGATCCTTCATATGATCCAACTGATTGGATCTTTATACGCAGAGGCGATAACATATACCATCTAGAAGTTTTAGCTGCCGACTATTCAACAGTAGGACAAACTTCTATTGAGTTAACGACAACTCCGCCTCTTGCATTTACAAACAGCCCTGGCACATGGGAGGTTCTTAGAGAAATAGGAGGAACTGTAGTTGTTGCCGGAAATCAAATTTACAATGCTAATGTAATTAATTCAACAGGTTTTAAGATTGGCGAATATGTTAAATTAGCTAAACAAGGAAATACTCCGGTTTCTAAAAGAAATCAAGTTTGGCAAAAGTACACGGATAGTTTTGAAATTAGAAATGCAGCTGGACAAACTAATTTACAAAAAATTGGTTCTTACGGACGAGTATATAAAATAAGGGATTACATAAGAGAAAATGGAAATCTTAATTGGAGAAATACAACAACTGCAGCAAGTACATTTAATACTGTAACTGGTACAGTAGCAACTTCAGCAATTGGAAATACATATCAAGTTATAGTCGGTACTGAAGAAATAGAAGTTAAAGTTGAAATCACAGCAGCTGGTTCTTATTCAGCAAACTCAACGATAGAAATAGTTAACGGTGGGGTTGGTTTTATTGTAGGTGATGTTGTTACAGTCCTCGGAACTGATTTAGGAGGTGCTACGCCAGCAAATGATTTAACATTTACGATTGCTACTCTTGAAAATGGATCAGCTTGGGAGTTTATTAACACATATCCAAATGACCCAGAGAAAAGTGATCACCTAGGTCGACTCGTTTTTAATACAAAACAAATTAGCAGTGATATGGATCTTCTTAATGAAATCCGCCCAGGATTTACAAGAATGACCTTATATGTGTATAACGGCGCTAATCTTGTTTACCAACAAATCTTTAGAACTAAACACGCATACTTTGACACTAGCACAACGGGTGACATATTTAATATCTGGGGCAGAAGCTCATTTGTAGTAGATGTAATTGGTTTATCAGGAGGTAATCTTGGTGATCTAAATACCGTGCTTAACGATTATGTAACTCTTTTTGGAAATCCTTCCATTTATTTGGAATATGAATACAGTGAATTTACAACAAGACAACGATTCTTTGAAACTAATGCCCCACATGAAAAACTTTATCTTGACTATAACGTATTCCCTGAATCAAGTGAATTTAGCACAAGCACAACGTTTGCCAACGCTTTATACTTTACAAAACATCAAAACTGGTATTTTGATCAAGGTATAGTTGGAAATGACTATTCATTGCAGATTATTAACACAGGAATTTGGAAAAACGGTATTGGCACTATTTTAACGCTTGACGATAACAATGTTGAATTATACCGGTCTGATACTTTTTTTACAGCGTGCCAACAAACTTTTGATGAAGATTACGCCGAAACACACTTAGGAACACGCGTTCAAAATTGGTCAAACTTTGAAGAAATGACATGGTCAATTTTTTGTGGTAATACATGGGATACTTTAGACTATTCTGATTCTTTGTGGTGCGGTTATATTATTGATGAGGTTGATTCAAATGGCGGTATTAAGTTTAATGAATTTACCACATTTAACTTTGATGGCATTGTTGGCGGTATGAGTGATTCAGAAAAATTCTCACAAGCACTTTGGGAATTAAACAATTCTGACAATCCTGGCATAAGTAAATTTGATTATTCAATTTTCTCTGGTGCTGCTGGTGCAAATAATTATGTTTTCCCAGGATGGGTTACACCTGGATATTATATTAGTTCAATACAAAAAATTGGTAGCGCTAAATTAAATACATATGTAGTGCCTGACGCTGTTTTATATTCTAGCAACGTAACTATCGCCAATAGTGACGTTCTTTATGGAAACTTTGTTGAACCAGCAACAGTTATTACGTCTACAGTTTTGGGAACTTCAATAGATCCAAGTTTTACTAATTTAATTGGTGCTTATACATCAAAAAATATTCCAAAAAAAGCTAAATTTACCGCTGATGCCACTGCAAACAGCTATAGATTAAGAAATGTATTTGGTTTACAAGAAGGTGATTTAAGAGTAGGTGAAGTAATCACAGGAAATAACTTGCCAACATATCCTGTAACACCTGCAAAAGTTGTTCAAATTGTTACAAGAAATGGTGTGATTCGTGATATTGTTCTTGATACTTATCTAACAGGCTCAGAACAATACGGATATTTTGAAGTTGAGTGGGTAACCCCTGATAATACTTTTGTTACGATTCCTTGGTTAGAGTCTACATTAACCCAAGCTGATATGCAAATTTTTGGTTCTGCTAAAAACCCAAGTGTTGATAATCTTGGTTATTTGTTAGGAACTAATGGTGTAACATTCTTTCCTCCTCAGTATTATACAACTGCTATTAATACAACCACTGCTCATACATTTCCAATGGGCAACTTTTACTCGTGGTTTGGGTTTGATAAAAATAAAGTTGGGGCGTTTCAATATGGATTACAACAGTTCTTGTCTAAATACAGATATGCTCAAGTTTATTTAAATGAAGGCACATCGCCATTTGGTGAACCGGGTTGGTATCCTGCTAATGATTTACCACCTGCATACACTTATACAAATAATCCTAATTTTAGTAATTACTTACAAGCAAAAGCGCAGTCTGAGAGATTACCTTATGAAAGATCAATTGGAGGTGCTTATACATGGGAAGAAACTCGCATAGGAAAATACACAACAAAAATTCCATCAGGTAGCTCAGTGTTATTATCAGCCGAGGCAAGTGACATGGTTGGAAAAACTGGTTATTACTGGAAAATTAAAGAAGGCGATACTATTCTTGCTGAAACGATTGATAGTAGAATACTTTGGACTTTTGATTATGCTGGTAACTTTGATGTTGAACTAACAATCACAGATACAAACGGAAATACAAGTACTAAAACTAAAAAGTCTTTCTTAAATATCTATGAGGCTACAGAATAACGAAAATTCTATTAGGCAAAAAGAGCTTGATACTAACTTATTAGTTAATCCAATTGAAGATGGCAATACTCCTGTTGAAAAATTAAATCAAGGTGTAATTTATACATCTGAATTAGAAGACGGATACAACAATGCATATGAAGCTCATATATTATCAATTGCTTCTGAAAAAACACGGACAGGAAATAATAACTTTTTTAAGATTTTTCTTTCTTATGAAGTTAACTCAGAATTACCAAATGGCTGGTTCGGTAATAACCTTTTAAAAGAAGGTGATCCTTTTTCTATAGTAAATGGGTCTTCTGCAATTGACTTTAATTACATAAAAGGTTATATTGTTCAAATACTTGATAAAAGTGTTGCAACAGTTGGTCAAACAGCAACATACACATATACATTATTATGTTCTATCACAGCAGGTGATGTAGCTAGTCTTTTGCCCACAGGCGGCCAGATTTTTAAAACTAATCGTAGAATCTTTTCAAAAGAAACCCAATACATACCACCTATTAATTTGTATTCTACTGTAAATGAATCAAATAATCGTACTTTATTTTTCTGGGAAGACACCACAAATTTAGGTGTTAGTTATAGAGTAAGAGTAAGGTCAGAAGATTTAGTTAATTATGATACCGTTTATGCCGCTAACGGAAATCATGCAGAATTTCAAGGTAATGTAGAGCCTATTATGTTTAAACCTCCTTATGGAATAGCAGGAGAAGTTACTACTTTTAAGTTTATTGATAAAGGAATAGGTTGCTCAACAGATGAGGTTAGGCCTCTCTTTATAACAAGTGGAACTGAGCCATCACTAAAATTTTATACAGATAAATGCGGTTCTTTATTAACCAAAATAGGTGAGGTAAAAGAAATCTTAAATGTAGGAATCAATTCCGTTGAACTTAATATAAAAATAAAGGAAGGCAATTTATTATATCCTATAGAGACAAATAACTTCATAGATTTGCCAATAGAAAGTGAAACAAAAAATGCTTACGTATATGCCATAACAATGTTAAACGACTATTATGTGAATGTGGAAATTATTTTTGAAGACTTTTCCTTTAATTCATACGATGATGCTGAAAGACAAATACTAAATAAAAACGTTGAGTTTCATATTGCTAACATAACATCTTTAGGTTTAGGATTAACTAAACCACCTAAAATCTATTATGATAAATATCCAACAAATACAAAATTTATTTGGCCTTTAAACTTAATAGCAGGTACATATTACTGGAGTGTAGCGGCATGCTATGATTGTAACAAAAAAACATATTCAGAATGGAGTCCAGAAGAACTACTAATAGTAAAATAAATGAAGTGCTAATTAAAGGAAAGAAATCAGAAA